AATGGGACCAGGATGCGCTTGCCGTGGCGCATAAGAAGATGGGGACAGAGCTGTTCGCCAAGGCCTTCACCTATAAGTTTGAGCCAATCAATGCCCGTCAGCTCAAAAACTGGCTTTCTTCCGGGGACGTCCCCGACGAGGCGAAGCATCTTGTTCTGGAGGCAAGAACTGTGACGGAAGGCGCTCCGTCTGTGGTGTACGAGGAGGCCAGCGATGCTGACTAGGATTACTCCGCAGTCCGCTGACCGGATTTGCGCCCTTATCCTTGGGGCGTCCGGCATTGGCAAGACGTCCCAGCTCAGGTGCCTGCTTGGCCAGCGCTTCAACCCCGCTTCCGGGAAATGGGAGAAAGACGCAGCGGCCGTTCCTGAAAAGGTTCTCGTCCTTTCGGCCGAAAGCGGTCTTCTCTGTGTGCGTGACTTTGTGGCTTCCGGAGCTGTTGAAGGATTCGAAATCCGTAGCCTGGAAGAGTTCAAGGAGGCGCTGCTGTACTGCCGCTCTCCAGAGTTCGCGGAAGGCAAATATAAATGGGTGTTCATCGACAGCCTCACCGAGATTGCCGCCCGCTGCGTGGAAAGTTTACAGCGGAAATACCCCAAGAAGGACGACACTTTTAAATTGTGGATGGAATACTCACAGACCATGACAGACCTTATTAAGGCCTTCCGTGACATGCCCATGTGCTCAGTCGTTTTTACCTGTCTAACAACTCAGGAGCAGGACGAATTCAAACGTCGGTATTACGCCCCCGATATTGACGGCAAGGCCGTGAAGTCTCGCCTCCCCTCTTTCTTTGATGAAGTCCTCTACATGGACAGAACCACGGGAGAGAATGGCACCTCTTATGTCGTCTTCCAGACGACCGAGCCTGCCGGCCTTGCCAAGGACCGTTCCGGCAAACTGGCTCCCATCGAAGAGCCTAACATCCTCAAAATCAAGAACAAAATCATCAGCAAGTAAGGAGATTATTACTCATGGATATGAACTTTGACCTTTCGAACGTCCGTACCGTTGGCGCAGGCACCATCCATCCCCCCGGCGATTACGAGATTGTGATTAAGAACGCTGAACCCAAGCAGACCAAAGACGGCGAGACCTACATTAATCTGTGGTACTCCGTTGTTGGCCCCACACATGCGGGAGCAATTGTTTTTGAGGCGCTTCACCTCTGGAGCGGCAACACTACCCGCACGGAGATTTCCCTGCAGCACCTGAAGAGTATCCGTGAGGCCTGCGGGCTCAATCCCAATGTTGGCGGCACCACGGACGAGCTTATCAACAAGCGTCTCCGTATCAGGGTGGGCGTCCGCGAATATAACGGCGATCAGTATCAGAGCTTCAAGCGCTATGCCCCGTGCGTTGCCGCAGCCGCGGCGGCCGCCAGTGCTGCCAGCGTTCCCCCGCAGGGCGGCGCAGCGCCGGCCGGGATGCCGTGGTAACGCTCAGGCCATACCAGGAAGCGGCCCTGCAGGCGGTGTTGCGTGATATGCGCACGCATAAAAACGTCCTCCTGCAGGCCGCCACGGGCGCGGGGAAAACGATCATGTTCTCAGCCATTACTAGACTTTTCGTTGAGAAATGGGGCCTGCATGTCGCTATCCTCGCGCACCGTGAACAGCTTGTCCGTCAGGCGACGGACAAACTCCTGAAGGTATGGCCGGAAGGAGTGGATAAGGTAGGCATAGCCTGCCACTCTGTGACGTCATCTGTAGACGTCAACCGGCATGTGGTGATTGGCTCTCCGCAGACGCTGGCCCGCCGCCTGGGTGAACTTCCTGAGCAGCAGCTCCTTATCGTTGACGAGTGCCACCGCCTGCCGCCGGCCGGCAAAAAGAGCCAGTACGCCACACTCATTAACCGCCTGCGTGAGTACTATCCCGATATGCGTATGCTGGGAGTGACGGCTACGCCCTACCGCCTGGGACATGGGTATATCTACGGTGAGGACTGCCGCGAGCCGAGGGAAAACTGGTTCGATACCCTCTCTTATTCAATCGGTATTGACGACCTGCAGGACGAGGGCTTTTTGGCTCCGCTCAAGGGCTACGGGTGCACGGAGCCCGACCTTTCGGGCGTAAAAACGTCCAAGGGTGAGTACGATTTAGGGGAACTGTCTAACGCTATGTCTCAGGCTGTCCATGTTGGCAGCGCCGTCGAAGCGCTGAAGAAGTACGGGAAGGGGCGCCGTCATGTGGTGGTGTTCGCCGTATCCATCCAGCATGCCGAGATACTCAGGGACGCTTTTCGGGCCGCCGGGTATCGCGCCGGGGCAGTGCATTCTCAGATGCCGCACGACGAGCGGCAGAAGATTTTGGCTGCGTTCGACAACGGCGAGCTTGACGTTATCTGCAACGTGGGCGTGCTCACGGAAGGATGGGATTGTGTCTGCGTTGATTGCATGGTCATGTGCCGGCCGACGAAAAGCACGGCCCTGTACGTCCAGATGATAGGACGGGGGCTCAGGACGGCGCCCGGTAAGACTGACTGCCTACTGCTGGACCTTTCAGGGAACTGGAGGGAACACGGGAACCCTGCTCATCCGCGCGTCCGCTGGACAAAGCCGGGGAGCCGGATACAGCAGGAGAAGAAGGGGCCGGCGGAACCGGAGCTCATTCAGTGCCTGGAATGCGAGGCGCTAAGCCCTCAGTCGGCTATCACATGCCCGTTTTGCGGAGCGCCGCAGAAGCGTATCTGTGACCGCGTTCCGGTCATGGAAGAGCTGAAAGACGCGGAAAACAGCGTTCAGAAAGTCAGGCTGATTGCTACGCCAGCATTCAATCCGTCTTTCACGTCAAGAAACGGCAATCACATGCTCAGAGTGGACATGTGCGGCCAGCTGGAGAACGGGCGTCCCGTGTCCTTCTCAGAGTTCCTTGACCTTAATGGCGAGGCGTCTACTTACGGGCAGAGCAAGGCCCGCCAGATATGGAACGGCATCACGCAGACCGTTCCGCCCGTCACGCTGGAGGAAGCGGCTTCACGGCTTGACGAACTGAAGGACAGTTTCCCCGCTGAACTATGGGTGCGTAAGCGGGACAAGTACTATCACGTAGTGAGGTGGTCATAATGGAGATTGAAAACCCCATGGCGACAGCCATGTACGAGGCGGCTTCCAGGTACAGGAAGGAACAGCCTGATCGCTCATATCTTGGCATGAGTATCGCGGGCGACCCGTGCCGGCGTAAGATATGGTATCAGTTCCGCGGCTATACGCAGAAGTCCATAGACGGCCGCGCGCAGATGATATTCAGCCTTGGGAGTGCCGTTGAGCATGAAGTTTTGCGCTGGCTTCGGGGAGCTGGCTATCACCTCCGAGATGAACAGGAAGAGTTTACACTGCTTAAGGGCTTTGTTCGCGGGCATTGTGACGGCGTAATTGATGACGTGAAGGGAACGCGCCCCCACATTCTGGAGATAAAGAGCGCGTCCGCCACACGCTTCAAAATGTTCAAGGCTTCCGGTATCGCCGCCGTATCACCGGTGTACGCAGCTCAGCTCCAGCTCTACATGGGGTGCTCAGGATTTGAGCGCGGCGTGTGGGTAGTCATGAACAAAGACAGCTGCGAGCTTTACATAGAGCGTGCCCACTTCGACCGGAAGGCATACCTTGACCTTCAGGAGCGTTGCGCGGCGATTATCAGCAGTGACGACCCGCCGGAGAAGGCATACCAGGAAGGGACCCGCGAGTGCTCTATGTGCCCCTACGAGGGGCATTGCTGGCATCCCCCTTACGTGCAGGAGACACCTACGTGCGGGGCGTGCGCATTCTGTCGGTTTAACGGAATGACGCCCCACTGTGACCAATATGACCACGACATCACGAAGTGGGGCATGTCGTGCCCCATGTGGGTATTCCGTGACGGCGTGGACCGTGTGCCCTTCTGAAGGAAGATTGATTTGATGAAGAAGACGCTGGGAGCCAGCGTCATAAAAATACAACGCGATTGGCGGCTTACGCCGCTGAAAAGGAGACGGAAATGATAGTAGACGTTCTAAAAGTTGACGGAATTGAAGAAGCGCTCTTGGGTATGGGACTGTCTTACGGTCTGACTTCAGATAAAAAAATTAGATGCCTGAAAGACCCGAAGTTGGCGGCCCGCCTAACTAAAATCTGTGTGAAATGTGCTCAGCGAGGGAACGGTGAAGAGAAGTTCCTGAGAATGATCCAGATTTGGGCGGACGTTACCGCCCCGCGGTTCTGGTGGGCAGAGTTTGATACGTACAAGGTGGGGACTGTCGCCCTCTCGGAGAGCACGATGCACACTCTGGGTAAGCGGCCCCTTGCGCAGGAAGATTTTGAGGGAGGTCTGCCTATTGAGCTCCTCGATTGGCTCAACACACGGATATGCGACTCCGGTTACACGGTTGAAAAGACTATGCCTAAATTCAAGAAAGGCCAGATTGTAGCGGTAACTTCGCCGGAAGAAGATGATCGGCAATGGCATCTCAGGCTCTATGAGAGCCAGATAGCCCGAGATGTTCATAAGACATTTAATCCAGATAAACAGGACTATGACACATGGTCATTATGCAAACCAGCAGAGGAAATCTGGCCCAGTATCTTTTCCGGTACCGGTTACACGGTTGAAGTAAAAAAACGGTTTCTTCCGGAAGGGTTCCTCCAGCGCCGGATTGTGAATTTTAGCTATGCAGTGTTCGCGAACATGATCCGCCAGCGCCGTAATCACAGGCTCCCGCAGTGGCATTACTTCCTGGATAACATCTATTTCTCTCTGCCAATGCAGGAGTTCCTGCCGCCGCTCACCGTAGAGAAGGGAAAGGAGTAAGCTATGACTTTTGACGATTGCCTTGAATTTTTGAACAACCATCAAGAAGAACTGCCTACCGAAATGCCTTACCTGGGCATAATTGAGATCATGATAGGTACGACATACCGCCAGTTGCGCATGAAAGGAATGACACGTGAAAGAGTTATGCAGCTGATGCTTTGGGGGCTGTTCTATTTCGTCCAGAAAGAAAACATTCTCACGGATAAAGACGAACAGGTAGTTATCGAAGCCATGCAGGCCGCGGAAGCCAACGCGTATTTCGTTTCGGGGCATCGTGATGAGTATGAAGAGGAATAACAGTATGCCTGATAATTTTGAGGAACTTTGCCACAGCATCAAAATCTATAAAAATAAGGCAGACGCTCCGTTTTTCTGTGTTATGTGCCACGACAGGCAAGTATTCACAGCAGGCAAAGAAGCGTTTTTTGATAATATATTTGATGACACAATATTATGTTTATGGGCCTTTGTAGGGGAAAGAGTGCCACCGCAAAGATTTATAGAAGCGGTGTTGGAATCTATTGAAAAATTCATAGAAAATGAAGGTATAAGATTCAGGCAGATACATATTAATACATATATGAAACTATTCTCAATGTTTTTAGCTCACAAAGAAAAAGGATAATATAGAAATAATGAGAACAGAAGAACAGATTAAAGCGTCTCGAATTCGCTACTATCTAAAGAACAAAGAGGCCATGAAGTACGCTCGCATATATCGGGTTGGCCTCCCCGAGGCGCGCCAAAAATTAGCGGAGGAACAAAATGCAGTATCCGGAAAGACCTTTTGAGCATAGAGACGCCGTGCTTGGCATATCCTTCCCGCTTGCGGCGATTGACTGCTATCCCACCGCCTGCGGCCAGCCCTCTCTTGCCCTGCAAAAGTTACGTCCAATACTGAAACGGCTGCACGACAGCCTTAAGGTTGACCGCCTCAGCGCAGGAGAAGACCGCGCGATTGAGGCCGCCTGCCACGGCGCGGCCGATAACGGCGCGATCTACGACAACACCGCGTCGAAAAACGAGCAGCTGCATGGCTGGCGCATTATGTGGTTCGTGTCTGAATACGCCTTCGGTGACGCGTGGGTCATGGCCCCCAGCTGGAGGGATAAGAACATGCCTATCTGGAGAGAGGCAAAAACCATTATCGACCGCGTGACGCGCACCATGTATCAGCACCACCCGGAAGACGAGGAAGAAGCGTGCCGGATATGGTGCTGCCACGCCAGCCCGTACAAAAATCCCAGGCTGGAGGCTATATGGCAGAACTGAACGAGCTCACGGCCCTGCGTCAGATACGGCTTGATATTCGGCGCCACCGGAAGGCTATTGCCGAGCTGGAGAAGAAGATGGATGACCTGCTTGAAGTGAGCAGCGCCGCTAGACCCTCGCGCAGAAAAACGATAAGTGCGTCTGATGCGGCGGCCCTCATCCGGGAAGGGAAACTCCGTGAGCGTTTATCAACGTAAAGACGGCCGTTTTGTTTGCAAATTCAAAGAAGGCAACATCTGGAAACAGAAGAGCTTCCGCACCCGAGAGGAGGCGGAAGCCCTTCAAAAGGAAAAAAGCTATGACGAACGAAGTAATAGCAGGCTCACCGTATCTGAGTCAATTCTTCTGTTTCTGTCGCGCACGAAGCATGCCAGAACCACAGAAGACTACTACGCACTTGTTCTGTCGCGCATGGGTGACAGTATGGCCTCAAGATACGTAGACAGTCTGACACGCCGAGACCTGGAACACTTTAGGGACGTGTTGCGTCAGGAGTGGCACCTTTCGGCGTATTCCATAAACCGCCACGTGCAGAAACTCCTTGCGGCATGGCGGTGGTGTGCGAGTGAAGACTTCCTTGAAACCGTCCCGTGGGAGAAGTACAGGCATTTGCCGGAAGAGCCGCACCGCCATTGGTGCGGAAGTTTTGACGACTTCCGCAGGGTATACGCCTTGTGTGCTCCCGCGCTCCAGTGGGCCATACGTACATGCCTTGCCCTGTGCCTGCGTCCGGGAAAGGAAGTCATTAACCTGAAATGGCGGGACGTGGACCTTGTGCACGGCAGGGTCTCAGTCTGGATGCCAAAGACGCGCCGGCAGAAGGTTGTTTTCTGCCCGCGCTGGTGGCTGGACGAGGCCAGGCAGAAAGCTCAGGGAAGGGATCCGGAAGAACCTGTCTGCCCGTCCCCGCACGGAAAGCCGTACTCAACGATAAAATACTTTTGGCATATAGCCTGCGGAAAAGCCGGCGTTGCCCGGTTCCCCATGTATACCGTCCGTCACATGGCTGCCAGCCTGATGCTGGAAGCGGGGGCTGATATAGCCGCCGTAGCCGCGCAATTAGGGCACAAAAACATCACCACCACCGGAGCGTTCTACACTCACGCAGTGGCGGGGGCTCAGGAGAGAGCCGCGCAGGATTTGCCGGCCCTCCCCTCATGATTGGTGCAGAATGGTGCAGTTTTTAGGCTAAGTGACTGAAAACAGGGCATAAGGCGCTAAATAGTCTGTCCCAGGAAAGGAGGAGACAGAGATGACCGCCTACCCGGCCGGCCGCACCCGCCGCCCGTTCTTTTTCTGCCGCCCTTTCCGCATCAGGAAAAGAATGGCAAATGTCTCTTGTCTCATGACGTTGAAATT